CGCTGCAATCTGGGAAGCCATTAAAGCGTGGGACATTGATCTTTTTGATGAAGAACGTAAACCGAAACGCAAAAACGGCAAGAGTTTCTGGGAAGCAATTTGGGCGCTCTATGCATATGAACAATTCTACAATGACTCAGACTTGTCTAATTATGATTGTATAAAAGTAGAGGCCACCGTCGCCATTGACTTTGAAGATGGACACTTCTACTCTGGACATATTGATGAAGTCCTGCGTCACAAAGTGACTGGTCGCTATCGCGTCAAGGAGAACAAGACTACTGGCTTTGCCAACGTAGATCCTGCCATCTATGCCAACAGTGACCAAGCACTAAGCTATGCAATCGTCATTGATATGCTAGGCGGTGCAGACTATGACGTAATGTATGCAGTCTATAGCAGCACTGAACAAGCATGGACTCAGTTTGATTTTGTCAAACATGCACACCAAAAAGCTGAGTGGATGCAGGATCAACTGTTACTACATCGCCAGATAGATGACTACGCAGAACTCAAGTTCTTTCCAAAGCGCGGACGTAGTTGCTATAACTTCATGCGCCGCTGCGATCAATTTGACATGTGCAGCACATCATTCCAGCATCGCTTCAAGATGGAATACAGTGATCTTCCACGCATCACAAGCATTGCTGACATTTCCAAGATTGAAACTGTAGACTTTGCAACCACAATGACAGAGATTGTCAACCGCCAAAAGGAGAAACTCAATGAACCTCAATAACGCATACGCCATTCTGCAAGACAAGGCTTTTACTATACAGATTAAATTCTTTAGTCCTAGCTGCAATATCAGCGGAAAGTGCTATACATATCTATGCGATATTCCAGAAGTCAAAGTCGGCGATCATGTCGTAGTTATGACGGACGCGGACATGCAAGACGTACCAAAAGTTGTGCAAGTTGTATCTGTGGATACTGGTATTGAAGCAGATTTACTAGGAGATATTGAATACAAATGGATTGTGCATAGGATTGACTACACTTCCTATGATCGCAAGCTGCAAGAAGCAGCTGACATGGAAGCAAAGATCAACAAACTTAAGCGTGACTCCGCACGCGCACAGCTCAAAGCTGCATTGGTTGATGCTCTAGGACTTGGCAACACAGAAGCTTTGAATACAATTATCAAGGAATAATCACCATGAACCTATCTGAATACGTGTCCAACAGCCGCACCAAAGTTCTTGTCTATGGCGCTCCCAAGACTGGAAAGACTGCACTCGTTGGCAAGCTTGCTGCTGCGGGCTTTAAGCTCCACTGGCTTGACCTTGAGAATGGTATCAAGACTCTCCTGAATCCTGCCATTCTTCCCATCTCTGCACGCGCTAATGTCAATGTCATCTCTGTTCCGGATCATCGTCTCTATCCTATCGCTATTGACACTGTGCGGGATATTCTACGTGGCGGTAACAAGCGTATCTGCAACTCCCACGGAAAAGTATCTTGTCCACTGTGTCTCAAAGATGGCAGCGCAACATGGAGCGAAGTAAACATCTTTGATCTTGGCCCTAAAGACATTCTTGTCATTGATAGCTTGTCTCAGCTTGCCAACAGTGCAATGAACAAGGGCATCATCAAAGAACTTCAGAAGCCCGGCGGTGAAGAATACAAAAAGACCTTCACTGACTACGCCGTTCAAGGCAGTTTAATGGAACAAGTGCTGAGTGCAATTCAAGTGCTTGATGTGAACATCTGTTGCATCAGTCATGAGATGGAATCGGAATCGCTGGAAGGCCGTGAGAAGATTGTTCCTGTTGCAGGCACACGCAACTTCTCCTTAACAAGTGCTAAATACTTTGACAGTGTGGTGCATTGCGCCATCACTAACAAGCAACATAGAGCATATGCCTCTACAACCTACAGTCCAACAATCATCACTGGATCAAGACTACCTCTGTCACTTGATGACAACAAGACTGGTGAGCTGGAACTAACAGCTATTTTCAACCCCACTTGACAATGGAGCAAAACCATGGCAGACTCTAGTCTCAACACTTCGGCATTGGACGTACAGATTGGTGGCAGACATTATGCTGCTAAGTCAATTCAGCCAGTCCAATACATTCATGCAAATGACATTGGATTCTTTGAAGGTAACGTAATCAAATACGTCACTCGTTGGAAAGATAAAGGTGGACTTGAGGATCTTCGCAAAGCAAAGCACTACATTGAACTGCTGCTTGAGCTTGAAGATCGTGCCGTTCTGGAACTCAAAGCTTGAATCTTCATTGGTCGCTAGAAGTAAAATGGCGACTACTTCAATCTCAACTCTCTAAACTGAAAGACCATATCATGTCTAACAAAGCATTCGCCGATCTCGACTCCCTGATGGACGCATCCATGGATGATATTGATGATCTGCCGCCTGTTGGCGTTCCGCCCACTGGCCACTACAATCTGCTCATCACTGCAAGCCGTGAAGCATCGCAAGCTGGCTCTGAATACATCAAGTTCAGCTATGAAGTGGAAGCTGTCAACGAAGTCAAGGACGCTGCTGAAGAATCTCAGGCCGCTGTTGGCATGAAGTTCACACAGATGTTCTCTCCCTTCAAGAAGGACGGCACCGTCAATGAATACGGTCTGGGTTTTCTGAAGGAAGCATGCGCTCCGTTTGCTGCTCACTTCGGCACTGCTAAGATGGGTGACACCATTGCACAGATTGACAAGATCAGCGTTGCTGCTAGTCTTGCTCGCCGCAAGGATAAGAAAGATCCGGATCGCTGGAACTTCTCCATCAAGGATGTGGTTGTTCTGTAATAGATTGATTGCTAACTAAAAACTGCCTCGGCCTTGTGCCGGGGCTTTTGTGTATGTGGCCTTAACAATAGACTGCATACCCAAGATTTCTGTTTATCGTGAAAGGCAACGCATGCAACTAGCACTATTTGGCGCCCCTGAAGATCGTCCATATCTTGACCGCTTTCGTCCCATCATTGGTGCTCATGCACTCAAAGTGCAACTAGCTCCAGAAGAATACATCACAAGCATAGCTGCAAAGATCAAAGCTCATGGCATCACGCACATCATCTGCACAAATGCAACGACGCTCGTCACTCTTATCAGCTGCTTGCCAGATTTCCGCCACCCTGTTGATAAGCGGGGATCAAAGAGAAAGCTTGCTCTCGATGATTATGCAGGGAGCTTCTTTAGCATCCCGGCGACAAAACTTGGTACTACTCATAGCGTTGAAGTGCTCATCCTCAATCCGCTTCAGCACTTGGTATCAACGCCGGAAGGGCCATTCATCTTTAAGCGCTTTGTTAGCAAGATCACAGATCCAGATCGTTGGTTTCCGCAGACGCAATTCACTTGGGAAGTCTGGAAGCCTTCAACATCAGCTTCTCTCCTAGAAAAACTAAACAATGCAGTCCTTCTTGCAGTTGACATTGAGACCTATGTTGGGGATGAAAAGAGACGTATCCATTGTGTTGGCTACGCTGCTCTATTTGCTGACGGTACTACTCACTCTGTGGTTGTTCCATATAAGGATATGCTGGCTCACCAGTTTGTCCGTAACGTGAATGCAAACAATGTTACAAAGATCTTCCAGAATGGAATGTATGACAACCTCTACTTCCTCCGTTTTAATTCACCATGCAATAACTGGCTTTACGATACGCAGCACTTGTTCCATGCATGGTATTCAGAGCTGCCTAAGCGACTTGACTTTATCACTGCTTTCTCAGTTAGAAGCATCCGATATTGGAAAGATGATGCAGCAGGAAGCGAACACAACTTGTTCGAGTATAACGCCCGCGACTGTTGGGCGACTCTTACTTCGTGGTGTGCACTCATCTTGGAGATCCCTGATTGGGCAAGAAGTAACTATCTGCTTGAGTTCCCACTTGTGTTCCCTTGCCTTCACATGGAAGCTGACGGACTCTCACTTGATCGTGAGCGATTTGATAGTGCACGACAAGCAGCAGAGACGAAGCTGGAGCTTCACAGGAAAAAGTTGGCAGCGTGGTTTGGCGAAGAGTTTAATCCGGGATCTCCAGACCAATGCAAGCGACTGCTGAAAGTTCTTGGAATGGGGGACTTAGATAGTGCAGATTCCAAAGCTATGGTGGCCTGTGCTGCTGTGCACCCATTCAATGAGCGCATTGTCTCCGAGATACTTGCATATCGCAAGCAAGCGAAACTCTTGTCCACATACTTCAAATGGGAAAAGTTCTGGAATGGCAGACTCTACTACAAAACCAACCCGGCAGGAACTGATACGGGAAGGCTTGCGTCTACTGAATCTTCTTTCTGGACAGGACTACAGATTCAGAACATCCCTCAGGGAAACGCCGTTAAGTCATGGATACGAGCTGATGATAATTGGGATGGACTGGCGGAAGGGGATTACGCTCAATCTGAGGCTCGGTGTGTTGGATACTTATCTGGATGCGAATCTCTCATTGCACTCGTTGAAAGCGACAAAGACTATCACAGCTGGAACGCGCATAAGTTTTTCGGAGTTCCATACGAAGAAGTTGGAAAGCCTTTACGAAACCTTAGTAAACGAGTAAACCATGGAGCAAACTACAATATGGGGGCTGGCGTACTCCTTGATACTATGGGGCCGAAAGCTGTGGCCGAAGCAAGAACACTATTGAAACTCCCCGCAAAGTGGAGTCTCACACAAGTCTGTCAACATCTATTACGCACATACGAACAAACATATCCTGAAGTCAAGAAAGATTGGTACGATGAACTCAAGCGCAATATCAAACTCACCAAGAAACTGGTAAGCCCACTTGGATGGACTCGCCATTTCTTCTCCGATCCAACCTCCTCTAAGCCAGCACTCAATGCCGCTGTTGCACATGGCCCACAAAATCTCTCTGTTGGAATTATCAATCGCGTATTCTATCGTGTGTGGCGCGATAGTGTGTATGGTGATCTACGAGGCAAAGTCAGACTCAAGGCTCAAATCCATGACAGTCTTTTCTTTGCTTATCGTGGTGATGATACTCCTGGCATTGTGCTTCAAAAGATGACTGAGCCTATCACTGTCCGAGGGACAGATGGCAAGGTACGGACTATGAAGATTCCACCAGATATGAGCAGCGGCAAGTTGTATTGGGGAGATCTAAAATGAAAGGTACGTAGAGTGGCGACTCCACTGTTTGAATCCTATTTTCAATACGTTGAAAAGACTGAATCTCCTATGATCTTTCATAGGTGGAGCATACTGTCCTGCTTAGGTGCAATGCTTGGCAGACAGTTCTATCTTCCATTCGGTGAATTCAACATCTTTCCTAATCAGTATATAATGCTGCTAGGTGATCCCGGAACGCGCAAGTCAACAGCAATTAAGATGGCGAAGAAGGTCATCGCATCTGCGGGCTATGACAAGTTCAGTGCGGAGCGTACTTCAAAAGAAAAGTTCCTGCTGGACTTGGAAGGCGTAGAAGATGACGAAGGCAAGGTAACTAAAGACAGTGTGATGCAGAACCTATTTGGAGATGAATCCGCCGGCGGAGATCCCAAAGAAGTTTTCATTACTGCTGACGAGTTCAATGAGTTCGTTGGCTCTAGCAACCTTGAGTTTCTTTCTTTGCTTGGTAGCCTGTGGGACTGGGATAACCCTGATGCTCCGTTCAAGCAGCGACTCAAGACTTCACGAAGTGTAAACATCTACCAGCCTACAATCAACATTCTGGCTGGCAATACGCATGCAGGATTTGCAGAAGCATTCCCGCCGCAGGCTATTGGTCAAGGCTTTCTATCCAGGCTTATTTTAGTCTACGGTGAAAGCACCAACAAGAAGATTGCATTTCCTGAGCGTCCTGATGAGCTGCTAAAGACAGGCATCATCAACACACTTGAGACTATTCGTGCAGATGTGCATGGTGAAGCTGCCATGACAAGTCAGGCACGTAATATGCTTGAGGTTATCTACCGAACTTTTGAAGGACTAGAGGATGCCAGATTCAAACACTATTCCACCAGGCGTTTTACACATCTACTCAAACTCTGTCTCCTCACCGCAGCTAGTAACTTACGGAGAGAGATCAGGGCAGAAGATGTCGTATTTGCTAATACCTTACTCACATTCACAGAGCACAAAATGCCCAACGCAATGGGAGAGTTCGGTAAAGCCAAAAACGCAGACGTAGCAGCGCGCATTATATCTGTGCTTGCAGAAGCAAAAGGCCCATTGGATGTTCCGGCCTTGTGGAAACAAGTACAATCTGACCTTGACAAACCAGAAGATCTGAACAAACTATTGGCAGGTCTGATGCAAGGCGGCAAGATTCAATACGTTCCACGTAGCAAGACTTCCAATGTGCAAGGCTATCTGATTGTGCGCAAGATGTTGAGTGACAAGAATGTGTATGTTGACTATTCACTTTTGAAAGAGGCAAACAGATCATGACTGATAAAGTATTGATTGACCGTGCAGCACTGGAGCAGTCGCAAGTCGAGCAGGAGCCTGCGGCGTGGATGGTTGTTGAATGGTCTGGTACAGGAATGCGGCATCTCACATTTGATGAGCCACCGACAACCCCCAGTGTGCGCGACGAAGTGGTGAAGCCTGTGTGGACCCCGCTCTACACCCACCCGCAGAACCTGAACTGCAAATCCACTCAGGCGCGACTGGCAACGCTGTGGGGCTACGAAAAGCCGCAGCCACCTCGCCAGCCGCTGACAGCTGAGCAGATAGCATACATCGAGGACATGTTCAGCAATGAATTTGGACTAGAAGCCAAACACGCAGTTGACTTCGCCCGCGCAATCGAGCGCGCACATGGAATAATAGGAGAATGATCTATGAACCAAGAAGGCTACAGACTCATTGTAGATTCTCATGTTGCTGGAATTCCCTGCAAGCTGGGAGTCACAGAAGTTGGCTACTATGAAGCACCTTACATGAAAGGTCACCCAGACAACTGGGAGGAGGGAATCAACCAAGAGCATGCCTATGAGATTCTTGACCGCAAAGGTTACAAGGCAGCCTGGCTAGAAGCTAAGTGCTCGAAGCAAGACTATGAGCAACATCAACTTGACATTGACAACCATTTGAAGGAGTTTGCAAATGACTACTGATAGTGCAGCAGAAGCCCTGCGGCTGGCTGATGCGCTTGATGAAGTGTACGGATGGCACAACTACATGACAGACGATCAATACAAGCAAGCCGCAGCCGAACTGCGCCGCCTGCACGCAGAGAACGAGGACTACGGTGCCACGATTGACTATCTGACCTGCGAGAACGCCGAGCAGATCGGCGAGATCGTGGTGCTCAAGGAACAGCGCGACGAGCTTCTGGGGGCCTTGAAGCAGACTCTAGCGCAATGCTTGGTTTGGCAGGGTGATCCTGATGAGTGGTCCTGCTCAATCCACAAAGCCATCGTAGAACAAGCCCGCGCCGCCATCGCCAAAGCAACCAAGGATGCAACATGACAGCAGTAAACCAAACGCTACTGAAACGGATTGACGAGATCTTCGCCACCAAGCTGCAATCCAAAACGGGGTGGGGTCGCAACGATGTGCTGAATGCATACCGGGACTCAGTGCGCGAAGCTCTGATGGAGCTGCTGACATGAGCCGCCATCACCAAAGCAACAGGAGAATAAGCAATGACTACTAAGCACACCATCACCATTGAGATTGAAGTAGACAAGCTTCACCCAGATCTTGTAGACTTCCTTGCACATCGTGCCTACACAGTAGATGGAGTTAAGGCTGTGACTGCGCGCCTAGCAGATGACAAGACTTTTGAGGACAAGATCACAGACTTCAATCGCATGTACGGACTGCCGGCGCTAGAGTCTCCTGGCATCCCGCGCTTGCCAGTATTTACACCTAGCGGCTCTACATCAGTACGTGAACAGCTTGATGTGTATCTGGAGAAAGTCTACAGCATCTTCTTTGAAGAACTAAATGAAGTGGATGCCATTCGCATGGCAGTCCGTGACCCAGATCGTACGATGCTAGAAGTCCTGACCGAGCTTGCTGACTGGCTTGGTGATCTGCAAGTCTACTGTGCAAGTGAGATGCGCAAGTTTGGACTTCCTATTACCGAAACTCTGAACATCATCATGGCATCTAATATGTCCAAGCTGGGAGAGGATGGAAAGCCTATCTATGATGAGAGGGGAAAGGTATTAAAAGGTCCAGGATATTGGAGGCCAGAGCCAAAGATTGCAGCAATGTTGAAGGAGAGAATGAAATGATCGTCACCCTAAAAGACCACACCATCAATCCAGAATATACAGTAGGTGAAAATGCAGCCATTTGCTATGACAGTCGAACGGATGAAGAATCTTGTCTACGCCGTGCAGAAAACTGCAAGAACCAAGGCCACATGGCAACCATGCGATTCGCATACGCGACGTTCAACATTGCGGGTATTAGTCGTGTATGCAGTCATCAGCTTGTGCGCGTGGCTCATGCTGGAATTCTACAACGTAGTCAGCGGTATGTGAAAGAATCAACCGTAGCCTATGTCAATCCTCCTGCACTTGAGACACTTCCTGCACATTTGAAATATGCATGGCAAAAGATTCAAGCAGAGGCAGAAGATATGTATCTACATCTTGTAGACAATCAACTAATGCGCAAGGAGGATGCACGTTATATTCTTCCACAGGCCTGCCAAACTGAACTCAACATCTGCATGAACTTCCAAGGCTGGAGAGATCTACTGAAGAATAGAACAGACAAGCATGCGCAGTGGGAAATTCGTGCAGTAGCGCTTGAGATTCAAAGTCACCTGAATTTCATAGCTCCAAGGCTATTTCCATTATGCCCGTAATTGACTATCCAGTTCATCCTCACGGCATACGAGATGCA